GTTACAATGGTTGTGTCATCAAAGAACGTTCCTGATTTCACACCTGTTCCAAAAGCCGTATCATATGAAATTAGGTTGCCCAACGAGTTGGTAACATTGGAGTATAACACTGGTTTCTTCAGCTCAACTTCATAAGTGACCCACAAGTCACCCAAAACAACATCATTCGCCTGCTGACCAGACACTGCAACATAAGTGCGTCCTAAATCATACAGCAACAAGTTGTCACCAGCTGGAATGTCAGTTTGTCTAACGTACTGTACGTTAAACGGATTCTCAGCTGGATTGCACTCTATTGGATGACAAGTGGTTTCAGCTGGCGAAGTTTCTGTGGACCAATACTCATTAAGCAATTCACGCTTCGTATCGGGAGCAGTATCTGTTGCACGATAACTAGTTTGTAACATAACACTACCTAGAGCGTTATTGGTACTAGCAATGGCAGAACCAGATGTTGGGACATAATGAAATATGACCCCCTTAAACCTATACTCCTGATAATTGCGAGCGATATTGGATAACCATGGAAACGTTTGCTCAACTCCAGGATTAAGCTCCAACGAATATCTAACAGCATAGTTGACAGAGCTCCGAATTTCTCCAATAAACTCTTTGTGCCGAACCACGACTGTTTGATCATTTTTGTGCATCATTGGTATAGAGCCAGAAGCCTTCATGGCACTAACCATACTGTTGGAGGATACTTGATAATCACCACTACCGAGCCACTTTGACAACGCAGCACCTAAGCCACTACCAACAGCGGCACCGGATGATGGCATTCCAATCAACCCACCAACAGTTGCACCACCTAATCCACCCAAAGTTCGCAAAGCCTTTCCTAACCTAGTCAACTCTTGTTGCTTCACCTTAGTTTTGTTCTTGTTTTTATTTTGCGGTTGCACCACAATCTTTACACTTTTCTTTTTGGCCATGATATATTTTATTTAAAAAGATTTACAATATATCAAGTGGCTCGATTGGTATGTAATCCTCGTGCTCATTGTATTGAACACTTTGGATGCTCGAGTAATACCCCTCAAGAGCCATTTGAAGCATTGGTGGCAAACCACTTGCTATATAGAATGAAAATCGCGCTTCATCTGTGATGAGAGCAGACTCAGCCCTCAATCCCCGAGCCAATTGTCGAGCTCCACATTCCATATAGGTGGCTTCACCAATGTTGCTTGGAACACCCAGCCGACAATACATCTGATAAAAATCCTGCATAACAGGCATACCAGAGCATAATGCCAACCCACATTCTCCAACACTGTAAATCCATTTGCGCAAAAGCTTTATGTCATTGAAAGGGATTAAAGACATGGAATCCTTTTGCAAAGCAGGAAACACCTTACGCACCATACGCCAGTTTGTGCCATCGAAGACAGGGTTCATTTGACAAAACTCTAGCTTCTCTAGCTCAAACACT